TCTTTGTCTGCGTAACAAAGATCACCCATTTTCAAAACATAACCACAGTTTGTAGCTATTCTTGATTTATCTAAAGACTCTTGGGAAAAAATAATTCCACCTTTAGTTTTCTCTTTCGGTGTGAAAGGTAAAACTAACATCCTATAACCTACAGGTTCAGGTAATTGATCTACTTGATCTTTTATATTATCAGGATCTAGCCTTTTAGCTGACTGATCCTCCGCTTTGTATTTCTCTTCTAGTGCGTTTCTAGTTTTTGGGATCTCGTTTTGTGAGATCGATGATTGTTCCTTCGTTTTCATTTTGCTCCTTCTCATTTAGCAGGTTAGAGATTTCCTGAAGCATCGTGCTATATGCACGTGCCTGTCCTACTAGATATTTATAGTTATCGTAATTGTCAACCCCTTCTAGCATTGTAGCTGAGATTAATTCTAAGTCTTGTTTTATTCTCTTCTGTATTTTTCCTATTATTACTATTGGATCCATCTGTCTATCACCTTTATTTTTTCTTCTGCATCTGCAATCACTTGTAATAGTTTATCTATCTCATCCAAGTGTTGTGGATGTTCACCTATACCAACTGAACCTTTAGTATAAATGTTTATTGTTGCTATTGATTCTGCTATTTGTGCTTCGTAACGCTTTTTAAGTGCGTTTAGTTTTTGATCCACGTATAGCTCCTTCTAACATTTTCTTTTGTTTAGAATGGGCTTTTACTGCTTTACCCAATCCTTTTATCACTTTTTTTATTGCTTTTTTCTTTTTTAGCATTTCCATCTCCTTCTTGCTTGACGGATTCGTGAGTTAGGATCGTTACGTGTTTTTGCTGATGACCTTTTTAATTGTCCTAGTGATCTAGCGCAGTATGACTTTCTGCGATTAGCAGCTTTTGATCCTGGCTTCACTTTTCCAGTCACGGCTGTTTTTAGTTTTGAACCGGGATTTGCTCTTCTATAGGCAGCGACACCGGCTCGTGTCATGCCTGCTCCAGACTTTGTAGGTCTGTAGTTTTTTTTACTTCTTGAAATAGGATTAGATTTTTTTCTCATTAAATCATGCCCTTATAATATTTTTTATAACTTGGATTAGATAAATTAACGCCACCATATTCACCTTGAATATTTGGTCCTATGTATCCACCTGTTGCTGCTTTTTTTCTTTTAGAAAATGTAGAAACGTTTGTTGGTTTACCGCCTGGATTACCTGCTGCTCTTTTTCGTCTGACAGCACTCGCCTTTTGACCACTTGTCATCCGTGTGGCTTTTGCAAGGGGCACGCATTTTGGATACTTCCGTTTTGATCCCTTGCTTCTCCCGCAAGGTTGATACTTCCCGTTCTTCTTCGGTGCTCCTATGTCCACCCATTTCTCTTGAACCCATTTTCTTAAACCCATTACGAATTTTTTCCGTATGCTCTACCTTTTCCTTTTTTACAAAGACCTCCGCCTCTGTACATAGGTCTAGCCATACCTCCACCCATTTTTTTAGTTCTACCTTTTTTACCACCTGGTGTTATTTTACCAGAGCAAACTCCTGATGCGTACATGTTTGCATATGCGCTTGGGTATACCTTAAATTTTCTTTTTGCTGCTGCTTTTCCTTTTGCACAAAGTTTAGCCATTATTTTTTACCGCCACCAAATTTTTTAACTCTGCCACCTTTTTTCATGTAGCCCATTTTGTTTCTAACTTTTGTTGGTAATTTTGCTAGACCTGGGTTTTTTTCTTTGTCTACAGGTTTTAAACTACCGCCATCTTTTTTACCAACTCTTAAAACGTCTTTTCTAAGTTTATCACCTTCTCTTTGAAGTCTTCTACTGTCTCTTTGAATTTTTCTACCTCCAACAAGATCTTTTCTAGAAACGCCTTTTTTCTTAGCGCCTTCTATTGCTTTACCCATTTCTTTATCTTGAGATTTTAATTTTCTTTGTTTCTTACCAATTTCTTTTAATTTTCTTGATTTGAATTCATCTGCAGCGCCACCTGATTTAGGTTTAACACCTACAATACCAGGTTTGCTTTTACCACCTGTTAAAAATTTGTATGCTTTATAAAATTTACTTGCCATTATTTTTTTCCTCCTCGGAATATTTGTGTTCCTTTAATACCAAAAATGCTAGCCACGACAAGGATCCATAAATTCGTGAACCATTTCGGAAGAGATTGAAAATATTCAAAGAATAGTTTTACCTTTTCCATTGCAGTAGGGTCATCTGACATGACTGCCCACATTAATACTATAATCGGTGCAGAAATTATTACAAGTACAAATTCGTCCTTATAATCATTTTGTCTAGCCTCTAAAAGTTTGCCTTGGTAGGCTTCTTCGCCTTTAGCCATCTTTTCTGCATGCATTAATTGTGCATCAGACATGGCCATTTTTGTTTTTTGCTTATTGGCGTATATCTTAGCGCCAGCTTGCACTGCAATCTTTGCTAAACTAAACCAAGCCATAATTAAAATAGTTTTGCTGTTTTTTTCTTTTCGGCTAACACACCTTTTTGACCTTTTACGGCAAAAGTTTGTGTTTCTTGTGGGTTAGTCATCTCAACTTCAACTCCGCCAGTTTTGTAACCGTCTTTGTTGATGAATTGACTGTGATCTACTACCACTTTGTCACCATTTTTTATTTTTTTCATATTTTCTCCTTAATCGTCTATGCCGATAACAGTATTACCTGCTCCAGACTTTGCAAGTGATACTCCGGCTCGTAGTTTAGCTAATTTTTCATTTTGTTCAAGCTTTTCTTCCTTAAATTCTTGATCCATCATCGTTCTTGCTTTAGCTAAATTCATTTTTTCTTCAGATTCTTTGGCTTTTCTTTCATTTTCCATTGCTCTAAGGTCAACTTCTCTAGATTTTAGCTTCAATAGTGGGTCTGAATCAAATTGTGAAGTAATTTTGTTCTCTTCTTTTGCAAATTCTGCTGTCATTTCAGAAATTAAAATTGCTTTTCTTGATTCTATCTTTTCTAAAGTCATTTTTACTTGATTTCCAATCATTGGATCTTGCATTGCTGCTTGTTGTAGCTGTTGAACTTCCATTAACTCTTGTTTGAACTCTAATTGTACCTGTTCTTGTGCCATCAAAGCAATATGCTCAAGTATATTTTTCTGCATTAGACCCATAGTGATCGGTGAGTTTCTAACCATGTTAACTTGCATGAAGTTTAAGTGTGCATCGATGTGTGCTCTGTGATCCTGACCAGGAAAAGCTTGAAAAGGTTTCCCCGCAATAGCTTGAATGTGTTCCATGGCAGGATCCATAGGGGTTGGTTGAGCAGGTGCTGGTAAAATTGCATTTACATTTTTTACACCGATGGCTTCATACATAGATCTATATGCTTGATATAGATTATGAATTTGTGGATTTGATTGCGCTAATTGTAATTGTGTTTGCGCCATAGATATTCTCTGTGTTTGTGAAAATATATTTGGATCTGCTACAGGTAAGATATCTACTTTGTCATCAAAGTCAGTAATTTTTACTTCTCTAGCTCCACCAACAACATCATATGGATAAATTGGTGGTAAATAAGTTTTAAATATATCAGCTAGTAATTTAAATTCTTGTTTTAATCCTACGTATAATCTTTTGTGTATTGCTGACATTACCCGCGATCCACGCTCCAATAATGCTACTGTTGTTCCAACTGCAGCTCTTTGGTTTCCGTCGCCCACTTGCATATCTGCAATAGCCGCGAAACGTTGACCTGCACCAACTACAATACCTAATAAATTTAATAATGTTGGAGATGGTTCTTTGTAAGGTAACGTCATAAACTGATCACGAATGTTGCCACCCGGAGCGTCTACATCTCTAAACTCTCCAGGTTGCAAGGGTTGTGCATCATCCCTAACTCTTATACCTCTAGATTTAAATCCAGCTGGTAAATTAGATAAAGTTCCTGCATCTAATAATTGTCTTAATGCAGAAGTTGCAGTTCTAGATAATCCACCAATCATGTGAATTAATCCAAAACCATAAAATCCTAAACCTGGTAAAAATTTAAAATGTACAAAATAATTAATTTTATTTTTTAATGAATCATCTTCATTATAATTTCTTCTAATAGATAAAATTTGTCTTGATCCTTCTTCAACAGTTACAACATATGGAAGTTTAATTCCTGTTTGCTCACCATCTTCATTTACATCTTCGAAACCTTCTAAATCTAAATTTACATGACACTCTAACAAAGTGTAAATGTCATCTTGTTTAGTTTGTTTAACTCCTTCTATTTCTGCTTCTTTTTTTGCAATATCATCAGTCTGCATTGAAGGTTGAGATAGTTCTACATCTGAATAGAATCCTGATACTTGTTGTTTACGTAAATCATTTTCTGACATTTTGATTACATGAACAACAGCTTCTGCATCATCTAGACTTGTTGCTGAGTAGGGTACTACCAAATCATCGGCAGGTATAAACTTAGAAACCGCCCTACCCAAAAGATCATCATAATAGACCTTCTTAAAAGTTGATCCACTCAGAGGGAGGTAAAATAACATTTGATCAAACTCCGGCTCATATTCTTTCATCTGGTCCATGATTTGGTAATTCATAAAATCTTTAACTCTGTTTGACTGATCTTGTTTCTGTGTAGTTTGCACTCCTAAAGTTTGTGTTCTAACTGGTCCTTCTGATGGTAATAATTCTTTATAAGCTTGTGCTTGAAATTGTGTTACGGCTTCTGACAATACCGGGTGAGTTACACCTGATGCACCTTTGAATGGTTCTGTTCTTCTTTCATATTTAAAACCAAGAAGGTCTAAACCGTTTCTATAACAATCTTCCCAATCTTTTCTTGAAGATCTATAGTCTTTGTAATTTTCTACTAATTGTCCACCTAGGGGTGATAAGATACTTTCATCTAAAAGCTCTGCTAGATTCTGGAAATGTGATGTTGATTCACCTACAACGGCGCTTGGATCAAAAGAAATTTCTGCACCACCATCTGGTGTTTGTGTTACTTCTATGTCTTTTTCTGATACTTCTTCGTTTGGAATTTCAACTGTTTCGTTTGTGTTGATGTCTTCAACTTTTAATTCCGGTTCGCTTGGTAATCCTTTTTCTATTTCAGCCATAACGATATTCTATAAGTTTTGATACACTCCTGCAATGCCTTGATTCATTGGTCCCCTCTTAGGAGGTGTTGTATCAGTTAATCCACCTTTGTAAAAGCCTTTTTTTCCAGTTATTTCTTGTTCAATCTCTTTAACTATATCATCTTTAATATCGTCAACATCATCAAAAGTACCATCTCTACTAGGTACTTCTTGAACTTCATCATATTCATCAGGTGGTTTTCTACCTTTTGTAGTCTCATCTGCCTGGCCTTTTTTTAGGTAGAAAGTTGATCTATCTTCAATAGTATCATAAGCTTCATCTCCACCAAATTTCATACCATATTTATCTCTTGTTACTCTAACATCTCCTGAAGCTAGATCTTCTACTAATTCATATTCAGAACCATCTTCACCTCTATAAACAGTTGCTTCTTCTAAATCATTTTGTGTTCTTCGTTTATTAGGAGTTCCAAGTTTTTTAATTTTTTCTACCAACATTAAGAATTTATCGTAGCCAAGTTTTACACCTTCTGCAACGACAGGTGCTGCAGTTTCAACTGCTTTAGTTGCAGGTTTTATATATTTACCTATGAAAGGTAATGCAGCTAATATACCCATACCTTTTATAAATTTTCTTCTTCCTTTATCTACTGGACCACCGTCCTCAAAACCTTCTCCATAATAATCTATAAGTTCTGGAGCTTCAGAAGCTATTCTTGCTTGTCTGTTTAGTTCTCTTTGAGTATTTAATCTTTCTTGAACTTCTTCTAAATTAACTGATTCAATGCCTTGTAGATCAGGTGTGTAAAAATCAGAACTTAAATCAGACTCATCAGACTCTATCAATTCTCTAGCTTTAGCTTGTCTTTCCACAGGAGTCATTCTTGAAACATCTTGAATACCTTGAACTGCAGTTTGTAACATAAACGGACTTGCCAAAACTTCTCCCATTGATTTACCTTTTTGCATTTCGTTAATCATAAATCCTGCTTCAAGTGGTATAGCTAAAGGTGCTAATGCTTTACCTGCTGCTCTAAAACCCTTACCAATAAGTTGTCTTCCTTTTTTAGTTCCTACTGCTGCAGCTCCTGTTCCTGCTGCAACTGTTTCTGGTAAAATACTTGTTGCTTCTTGAACTCCTGGTTCATCTGCTGCTAATAAACTTGGAGATAAAGTAGCTCCTGTTACTAGCGCTGCTTTTCCATATGATGTTTTAAATAATGCTTTAACTAATGGGTTTTCTATATTTTTTTTTGCAAAGTTAGTAAACTTTTTTATGTTTCCTAAAGAAGGCTTTGCTTTTTCATAACTTTTTGCAGCAACATCTAAATTTTTTATAGTATTAGTTGAAATACTTTGAGGAGGAAATTCTATTTTTAAACTATTGAATATTTCTGCGTTTGGATTTTTTAAATAGTTTTTAAGAAGAGTAGAAGAATATTTAGCATTTTTAAATGCGGACATTCTTTGATTAGTCTCTAGTCCAAATTGTTTAAAACCCTCCGTAACAGGTTTTGCATTTACCATAGGAGTTGCATTTTTATTTTTGTCAAATTTTATATAACCTATTTCATATCCACCCGTTGCTTTTTTTACTGTGTTTCTAATATTATCAATAGTTTTATTATAAGCTTTTAAATCACCATCCTCTAAAAATTTAGTCACAGCACCTTTTTGTAAATTATCAAATCTTCTTTTAAATTGATTTAAAAAAGTCGAAGTTCTAGTTCCTGTTATCTCTAAAGTTTTTTGATTTTTCTCTCCCTTTATAAAAGGAATTAGTGTTTTAGGAAAAGTATGTTCAAATACAGTTCCCTTATCAAAAAATTTAGAAATTGCTTTTCTCGGATCAGTAAAACTTCTTTTAATCTCTTTTGGTTTTAATACTTTTTTTTCAGCTAAATCTTCTTCTACACCTCTTGGAACATTAATTTGACCTATTCTTGTTTTTAAATTTTTAGGAATATTAAAACGTTTTTCACCTTCATAAATTTTATCAGCCTGCAGAGCCTGCGCCGCAGAACTAAATCTTCCTTTAGAAAGATTAGATTTTTTAATAAGTTCATCTGAACTAATATTTGGATTATCTTTTAAAATATTTAAAAGTTTATTTGCGTCTTTTGTAACTTCAGGTTTTATTTTATCTAGTCCTCTTGGAGCAAGTTTTCCAAATTTTTTTATATTAAACTCTCTTACAATTCTTCCTAGAATTGATTCAGATAGAGGAACACCTTTTGTACCATACATTTTTCTAATTTCGACACGAGAGTTATTAGCAACGTCTTTTTTAAATTTTTCTAATTTTTTAGGATCAGCTCTTAATTCTTTTAATAATCCTTTTGGATTTAAAATGTTTGTTTCAAATGTTTTTATAAAACTACTTCTTTGCTGTGGAGTTAGAGAACTCCATTTACCTGATCTAGTTTTATTATAATATTCAGTTATTCCTTTGTATTTTTTTTCATAGTCACTTAAAGGTATGTTTGATCCTCTTACACCTTGGCCATATAATCCTGGTGTAACAAAATCACCTTTAGCAAACATCTGTCTTACTTCATCAGGATTCTCTAATGCAGGTTTTGCTTTTTCAAAGTTAGCGTCTCTTATCTTTTGTAATTCTTTCTCTGGCTTTTTCTTAGGAAGCAGCGGTCCGCGCTCCCCTTTTAATCTATCTAGTATCTCTATAAACATTTATTTTTTCCTGAACATTGTAGCGAGGCCACCGTCTGCCATGGCATCTGGATCGCCGTCATAATCATCTAAAAGATCTTGCAAAGTTTTTTGTGGTTTTTTAGAGTCTTCTAATTTCTGTAAACTTTCTTCAACTGCCTTTTTATCTTTAATTCTTTGAACAGATTCTTTGTTTTGTCTATTCATTCTAGCTAGCATCTCTGCTTCTGTTTCTGCTGCTTTACCACCTTGAATAACTTTTGGTTCAAAACCTTTAAATGCATCTAGTGCTGTTTTCATACCCGCACCTTCGATCTTGGCTTGATCACTTGGATTTAAAGGTATGCCTCTGTTCATTTTATCCATTACAGTTTCAATACCTTCAGCTGCATCTTTTCTTCTTTTGATTTCCATAATCTCAGCTTGATCTATTTCTGATAAAGTTCTTTTTAAATCATCTTCGTTTTGAATTAATTTTTTTGCACTCACAGGATTTAAACCACTATCTCTTAGTCTTTGAAAAATACCTTCCATAGCTTGAGTTATTTTTTGTGTTGTAGGTAACTGTGTTATGCCGCCTTCGTTTTTAGCAAGACCTTTAACAACATATTTATAAATAATATTTGCAATACTCATTAGTAGTAATTTATATCCCTGTTAAATTTAGTTTCATGTGCGATGTCTTCATCGTTGTAATCCTCTGGGTGAGATACAAAACCGCCTTCTCTAAATCTACGAATAGCTTGTGTTGTACTATCAACCAAGTCGTCGTGATCTCCGTACGGAAATGCAGCGCACTCCTCTATAACCTCTTCAGCAAACCTTTTATTAGGCGCCCATATCATACCCGACTCAAAAAGTGGAGATACAGCGTTTACCCTAACATATTTATCGTTACCTCTGTTAGGACTATAATTAACCACCGGTATACCCATTTGACGTAATTCGTGTGTCAAAGGTAAACCAGAAGCCTTAGACTCTATCACAACTGTCTCAGGTTTCCAATACTGATATTGTTCTAATGCCTTTCTTCTTAATTCAGGAAACTCGTATCTTCCTTTGATAGCATCAAGTAATATCAAGTGATCTGGACCATCTTGGTCTGGACTGAACACACCCCAGGTCGTAATAGCTGAATAATCTGATGTTTCTTTTTTAGTAAAAGCTGTGTCGTAAGATTGTATAATATGTTTTAGAACAGGTATATTTTCTGATTCCCAAGTTCTCCACCATTCACGTTTAATGATAGCACCTTCTTCTGACGATGGTGACTGCATCCATTGTGCATTCCATTTAGCCAAGGACAACGAAGCTTTGACACCTTCTAATTCTGACAGTTTCCAAAACTGTGGCCATACAGGTTTGTTACTTGGTAAGATAGCTGGAAACTCTATGATGTCCCATTTATCTGATTTGATATCTGTAGCTTGTGCATCGATTAGTTTTGCGGTCAAATCATTTTGTGACCAACGAGTCATTACAACGACAATAACTCCACCAGGTTGAAGACGTTGTCTTGGACCAGATGTATACCATTCATAAGCACGTTCCAGCGCTTCGGGATTCAATGCGTCTTGCTCAGAGTGTGGATCGTCGATGATAAGTAAGTCCGCACCACGGCCCGTGATTGCTGCTCCAACACCAGCTGCAAAATATTCACCACCCTGTTCTGTCTCCCATTTGCCCGCGGCCTGTGAATCCTGTCTTAATTTTGTTTTGAAAAATTTTTGATATTCAGGGGTGTCAATCAAACTTTTTGCTTTTCTACCGAATCGTATAGCGAGTTCCGTGGTGTGTGTGGTTTGAATAATTTTTAAATTAGGAAATTTACCAACCATCCATGCAGGCAAGAAGTTAGAAGCAAATTCAGATTTTGTATGCCTAGGGGGCATATTAATAATTAATCTTTTTAATTTTCCTTTTGCAATTTTATTAAATTTTTCTGCTATCTGGGTATGGTGTCTACCTTCAACAAAACCTGGCCACATGTGTTTTACAAAAGCAAGAAAATTATCAGAAATTTCTTTTCTCTTATCTATAGTTTTTACAGCGACAGCTCTTTTAAGATACTCGTCTGCATCTTCTGGCGGCCAATTTTTTATTTTATTTTTTATCTTCTCAACATCCATAATGTGTTTTTTATATTTTTAACCCCTATGTATGTCTAAATCAAGCTATATAGGGGTATATATGTGGGACCCCTTTTTTGTTTTTAGGGGGTGGGTGGGCCCGCAATCAGCAAGTTTACCAAGTCATTAGGATCCATTGTGGGTGGGTGGGCCCGCGATCAGCGAGCGCGCGAAGCGCGCAAAAAAAGAGGGCGCCGCAGGCGCCCTCTAATGTTTAGTTTATATATAAGATTAATCTAATAGGGTCATGTATGCTTTGGGATTCATTCTACTAAATCTATCTAGTCCCTCTTGCATTAGATCGTATTTACCTAACTCCTCAAACTTCTTAATCATGTGGTAATGTATTGCCTCGCTTTGAGTTAACATTTCTGATTGACCAGAATAAGGGTTAGTGACTTTGATGTTTCTTTCTTCTGTTTTTGTTTGTGTCATATATGGGATATTATACTATTGTTCAGCATTGTCAAGCTTGTTAATCACAGTACGTGTATAACTTCCGTAACTATATTCTGTCGTTTCTTTTTTAGGGTCCTCGATTCGCGTTTCGAGTGGCTCGTTCCGTGGCGCAATCTTAATGATTTGTTGTATATTTTTGTGCGCAAAGTCATTGTAACAATTATTGCTACAGAAATAATTATAGAAGTTATCCGGTGTGTACCATGCTCGGTCTGTTTGTTGTTTTACCTTTCTAGTTCTTAAAACCTTAGAACCTTTTGACCCTCGCACGCGGTCCGTTGTTGAATAGGTATGACAACTCGGACCGTGGCACCAATAAAAATCAGCCATTGTTTAATGACCCTTGTTCTAAAGATATTGCACTCTCGCCACTTGCACAACGATAGCCCCCTCTATCTCTATCATAATAAATAATATATCCATTGCCTATCTTACACTTGTCGTCCCATTTAGCATTTCTGTAAATAGGTTTGCCATTATACTTTTTAGGTTTGTAGCAAATTGAAA